CCTTGTATTCTTTGTTCTTCAGCAACCTGTCTTTGTTGTAGGTTTTGTTCTCCTTGAGCTCTTAATTTTTGATTCTGCGCTTCCTGCTGTTGTATGCTAGCGCTTATACCTTGCTTACTCTTAAGCGCCATTTGCGCTAACGCTGTAGCCCCTCCAGCACCAGCCCCTGTGGCTCTTAGTGTATCTAGAGTGTTTGCTAGTGCTATATCTGCCTCTTCTGCTTGCATCTCCGCGGCTTGAGTTGCCACACCTAAGTTAGCCATTGGATTAGACATCATACCGGTTAGGTTCTGCGCCATGTCTGAAACTCCTTCCATGTTATCAAAAGGGTTTATAACGTCTTGTCTATTTGCTTCTAGGTCTGCAATAGCTCTACGCGCAGCCGCAGCTTTTCTACCTGCTCTTCTTGCTGCTTTTTTAGCGCCAATTCCTTTAACTACTGCTCCACCTACCGTGCCAGCGACCGCTGCTGTTACTGCTGCCATATTAAATTGTTTTTATTATTTCATGAGAAGGTTTTTTATCCACAGAATAACCTAACTCTTCATGTATTTTTATTAAATGTTTATTTCTACCTATACTAAATATATAAGATTTACCTTGTTTTTTTATAAAATCTTCTGCTGTATCTATTAAAAGAATTATAGCTTCTTTTCTATCACTATCTCTATAGTTTGGGTTTGAAACTATCCACTCTAGCAAAACACCTTGTGAATTAGTAAAATATAAAAAACCTGAAACTATAGGTATACCGTCTTTTTCAACCATAAACCCACCAGTTCCATTATCTGGTAAAAAATCTTTTGGTGGAGCTACTTTCCAATATCTCCATTCTAACCACCAAGAAACCAAAGTGTCCCAGTCGTCATGTTGTATTTTTCTAATATTTAATTTCATATAATTTTATTGTAATGAAAAAGTGCTTCCAACTGAAAACAACTCTTTTAATCCTCCATCATCAGTAGCTGTTAAATTAGTTGTTTGACCATTCGCTGTAACAGATCTAGTTGTGTCTGTTGTCATAGTGACTACAGCTGTATAACCTTTTATACCCATCATAGAGTTACCAAAAATAACCTCTCCTATTTGAGCAGGCGTAGCGCTTTTTATTGCGGCCACATAGTTATTTTGTTTTCTTGCAAACCCAGCATATTGAGTAACACCACCTTCTTGGTATTGTCCCTGATCATAACTCCATATAGTAGAAGAAATGTCTGTTTCTGAAACATAATCTGACTCACTAACGTTTAAGTCATAACCTGTTTCGTCACTTATAATTGAAGTAACTTCCCAGCCATTTGTACCTTCGTAGCTCAATGTGTTAAAGTTTTTCATTTTATCAGGAGCTGGGTTTAAAATAAATTTAACCGTACTTTGTGACGATGCTGAATCATCATGAAATTTATTTCTTGGTTGATTACTTACGTAACTTTGATACCATTTACCATCCTTACTAGTATAAGTATTTCCTTTTAAACTTGTAATAAAGCTAGGGTTGTAAGTGTAAAAAGTAGTCCAACCTAAAGATCTTTCATCAAAACAAAGTGTTTGATAACTTGAAGATCCGTATGAAGGAACCATGTTTAATATATAGTTTTGGTTATGTATGTCCCATCCACCTGTTATTTTGCCAGTAGAAGTTATTAAAGATAATTGATCTCTAAAATAATCACTCATACCATAATTAGATAATTCTGTTATACCGTCTTGAGACAACCTTAATACAGCGTTTCTATTTTTGTCTACAAAGTATTTTCTATAACCATATACAGCAAATGATTCTGGATTAGTGCCAATACCCCAGTTACCAGCGTAAGGTGTTATTTGCCCTATAACTAAATTAGCTGTTGTTGTTATAGCAGATCCTTCAGCAGAGTATATAGCGTCTTTATCTATTAAAGCTCTGTTAACTTTCTTTTCTTGAAAAACTATTAAATTTGTATCTTCAGCGTAAAGCTTTTGTATAGAGCCACCAATTGGATCTACACTTCTAGTTATTTCTTCTGCTACGCTAAATTGATTAGTTTGATTTATACCTGTTCTTGAATTAAAAACACCAGAATATATAAGAGAATTAGTTCTTCTAGATGATTGAGACACGTCTTCAACTAAATAAGCTTTAACACCAAAATCAACAGTTGTATTATTATAACCACCTTTTATTCTTGACTCCTCAATATACCAATCTTCGTTAGGGTCAGCTACTTGTGGCACTGCCGTGCTAGCTAATCTCTTTAATGCAAAGGTATTAAAATAACCTAATTCAATAGTAACTGCCATATATTAATTATTACTTGTTTTTACTTGTTTTTTACAGTGGACCTAAACTACATTGGTTACTATAGGTTCCATCACCAAAATCAGGGAAGAAACTTATTTTATCAGAATCACTAGTACTACATATTGAGCCTTGCACGTAGCTGGTTAATACTCTATATTCACCAGCGGTATTAAACCAAAATTTAGTTTTAAAATCAGTGGCTGCTCCACTTATGTAAGATCCGGTTAAATAATTTGCCGTACCAACAGTACCAGTTGTTGTTATTATGGATCCACCGTTTTGCTGGATCTTATAATAAGTAGCTTGCGTCCAAGAAGTTTGCGCGTTTGGCCTGTATTGTATAGTGTAATAAACATTACCGCTTGGATTGTTACTGTTATTTGCTAAAAATCTTAACGTAGGTTCTATATACATTGTAGCCCCAGAATTTAAACCACCGTTTGTAGTACTACCAATTATAGTTCCACTGTACTTAGTAGCTACATTATAATATTGATAATTATTACTAGTTCCATAAAATATGCCAGATATACCTGTAGAAGGATAACTTCCTAAACCAGCCGTAGTTCCTGTTTGTGTAGCGCTATTTACAAACGCCCATATTTGTCTATAATTACCACAACCGATGTTTAAACCAGCTAGTATTGGACCATTACAAGGTGCTCTATTTATATGCTGAGCACCAACAGTAAACGATATAGAACAATTACCTTGAAGACCAGTATATGGTACAACGCCAGTTGTAACTCCATTGTTATCTGTTATACCAACGTTTATAGTGTAAGTTTCTCCAGTTACTAAAGTTGAGTTACTTTTTACAGTTAAAATACCGTTTGAAGGTGTAGCAAATTCAAATATATTAACTGAACCGTTTGTATCTACTTGAGATATAATACTAAAAATTAATTCTTGCTGGTGATTATTAACATCAGCAGATCCATTAACCCATTTACCATAGTTAGCTGCACCACCAACTGTTTGACCAGTTATAAAATTAAATATAGTAGTATCGTTAACAGATGGAGCATCAGTTCCTGATAAAGTTATAGGGCATTGGTTGCCTACTAAAGTAGATGGTATAATATTTTTTACTTTAACATTCATTGTAGATATAGAATCCGAGTATGTTACTCCGTCTCCAGCTGTAAAAACAGTAGCAAAAGTTATTGTATAGTCGTTTACCTGAGGTGAATTTGTTCCATACCAAAAATAAGCATCTAAACCTGTAGTGCTTACTTTACCAGTATAAAGACCATAAGTCCCGTCATTGTTTTCTCTTAATTCAAATGTCCTTACGTCTACAGAATTTGTAGGGTTCGTGTTGTCTACTATGGCTGTTATGCTAGCTGAAGTTAAATTTGTTCTAGGACTTCCACCACCATCTACAAAACTAAAACTAGCATCTATAGCTGTTTCTGGCACTGCGTTTTCAAAAAATGATAAATCAACATCTGTAGTTGTAACTAAACCAGCATACTGTGCGTTAATAGTATTGTTTAAGTCTATTAAATTACCTGTAGAGGATGTTTCCCAAAATATATCTAACAATGAAACTGTAGGATTTGTTTCAGATACAGTTAAAAAAGGCTGCATAGTAATTATTGAGCCAGAAGATCCAGCTGCATTAATTGTACATATAGCGCCTAATTGATTACTTCTATTTCTTGAAGCATTTACAGGATCTGTACCATTAGTTTCTAATACTCTTTGACCTACACTTAATTCTGCAAAATAAGGATTTGAATCAGCATTATATAACGGAGCCATTTCATCATCAGTTCCGCCAGGCGTAGTACCCCAGGGTATTTTACCTGTAGCGTTATCAAAAGCGCCAGCAGTTATCCCAGCTTGAAAAGGCGAGGCTTGTATTTCACCATCTTGTATTGTTGTTATGTTTCTTACAAAGTCAGAGCTTATATTAGGGTAATATTGTTGGTTCCAAGGAGTTGGATGATTTGTGTATGGTATAACTGGTGATCCAGTCTGCTTGTTGTTTAAGTTTGGATTATTTACTCTTCCAAATAACCTAACACTACTACTAAATTGAGTTTGTTGACCACTAACCTCGGTTAAATCTCTAGGTACTTTGTTTATGTTGTCGCCAGTTAAAACTGTAAAAACAGTTTGATCTTGTTCTACGTTTTGTGTCACCGGATAACCATTTACAAAACCTGGTAAGTATACATTGTAATAATCTTGCTCTTGTTGTTTAACAACGGTTTTATAAGAAAACCAACCTAATGGAGTTGTTATAGCGTTCCATATGCCAGGACCGGGATTATCAACAGGTATAGCTGCGTTGAAAGTAAGCCTAAACGCATCACCTAGCCAATTGAAAACATCGTTATCTAAATATTTTTTGTAAGGTGAAAAAACAGTAGAACCAGGCTGATTAGGGTTGTCATCTTGTGTAGACAGAATAACATTTGATTGTCTACCATACCTATCAGCTAAAACTAAACCTACTTGATAGGTTCTATTTTCTTTTAAAGAACTACTAGGAAATTGAGTATAATTGTCATAAACTACAGATTTGTCAGCTATAGTAACGCCGTAATTAGCAGCTAAAGGACTACTGTGTTTATCTACATAATTACCATAAACAACTCTATTGCCAATTATTTCTTGTGATAAAGCCTGTATAGGAACTTTATCATACACTCTAACCGTTTGGTTTTGAGGTAATGTTTTGTAAGGTTTGCTAGACTCGTAATTATAATCTAAGTATTTTACAGTGTTAGTAAAATTAACTAAATCATCATATAAAATAGAACTAAACGTGGTTGCATTTGTTATTTGAACAGTGTCAAGAACTTTAACAGCAAGTGAATCTGATTCTTTGTATAGTATATCAATAGATTTAATGTGAAGACTTGATATCAAGTCAGCGGAGTTTGTTGTTGTTGCTAAAGTCTGGTTAGATTTTATTATTTTTGGTATAGGTATTTTTAATAATATATTATCAACATTATTTTGCATCCAAGAAATTATAGTGCTTTGATAAGCGTCATCCATATCTTCTTGTTGTGTTTTTATTCCTTTACCAAATTTTCCATACTGTTCTGGAATAAACATTATTTGACTAAAAGGAGCCATTAAAGAGTATTCGTTGTCAATAAACTTTATTCTGTAACTAAATCTAACGTATTCTTGTTTTAATAAATCAGGATCGCCTTTCCACTGCGCGTCATAATTAGGGTTTTTACCTATTAATATATCAGGAAAAGGAGAAGAAGCGCTTAAAGTGTTAGCTACATCTAAAGTTATTATAGTATTGTTACCGCTAATACTAACTGACGTTATAACGCCTGTGTTGGCTGGAGTTGCCCCAAAGCTACTACTAGATATTTTAGCGGGAGTAGTAGGGCAGGTCACATACGTACCTATTGTAGGTGTGTTATTTAAAAGAGTTGACAGTATAGTTATGTTGTCCCCAGCGTTACCACCAGCAACAGTATAGCTTTCTACTAAACTATAATTGCTAACATATTCGCTAGAATGATTTTCCATTGATGGCCTACTAAAATCTATTTTAAAGCCATTTGCTAAAGTTACAGCTTGTGACAATTTAACAGTTTTACTAGCTGTTATTTCAATTACAGTAATTAAAGAGTTGATAACTATAGTACCTGTTTTAATTCTGTCTGTGACTATATCTCCTACTTGTATGTTAGAAGCTGCTTGATCTAAAACAACTACATTGCTATTGCTTACAGCTCCATCAACTCTATACGTGCTTCTTTCCATAGCAACTATAGGTTGGTATGGATAATACTTAGCTACTGAAACCTGATCTTCGTTAAAATAATAAACTGGAGTAGCTAGATTATTTGGGTTAGCTAAACTTATATTTATCTTTCTTGGTTGGTTTAAGTTATCGGTCCAAAATAATAATTCTTCGACAAGATTAACTCCATAAATAGGGTAAGCTTGATTAAAGTTTAACCAATACCATCTACTAAATTAACCAAAGTATTTGTGTCTATATTATAAGAGTATATTCTACATTTATTATTGACATCTGTTCTCTCTGGTGTCGGTAAATCAGAATAATGATCACTAGCAAAAAAATATATAACATTATTAGTAGTATCAGAAAAATAACCCATTATTTTAATAGTTGCCAATCCAGTACTAGTAATAGCTAGGTCACCTAAAATATTTTCAAACTCACCAACAGTAGATCCTTCCGATCTGCTTATTTGTAAGTTTGTAGCTTCTCTATACTCTCCGTTTGGAACAAGTCTAGCGTCTAAATCTTTATTCATTTTACCTTTTAAAAAGGTATTTTTAATTTCTGCCATGTATTAATTTTTAATCCACTTAGATTTACCTCTCATGACTTGAACTATTTGATCAAGTTTTATGTTTGATAATCTTATCTTAGCATTTCTTAGTTTAGCACTTCTTTCTTTTTTATATCTTTGTACAATGTATTCTGGTTGGTTTATTCTACTAGCTAATATAGAGTGGTTTATATGAGCGTACATAGCGTCTTCGGCTAATTTAGGTACTTTAGTTTCTAAATCAGTAGCTAAACCATCAGATATATATTCTAATACTATTAATCTTTTAGCTAAATTACTTGAAAAATTAAAAGTACCTCTTCTTTCATCTACTAAATACCAACCATTAACCTGTGTTGTTGATGGGTTTAATCCGTATCTTTCGCCAACAGCTTGTTGCCATAACATAGGATAACCATCTAGCCAAGCGTCGGTATTATAAGCAGCATTCCAGTTGTAATTTCCTGTTATTTTTCTAGTATCAGCATTGTTCCATCTTTCTATAGTTGACGGTGGAACTTCTACATTATTTGAGTTAGCATCTTGTATAGGAAAACCTGATTGATCTTGTGATAAAGCAGAGTAAGGTGCTGTTGTTAAATTATTAGCTGGATATATTATTCTTTGTACTCCTAACTCATCTATCCAAGATAATCTCACAATGTTTACATAATCTTGTGGTATTATTAAAGATAAACTAGAAGGTATACTTAATTCTACAGATTTAATGCTTTTTAAAGTGTCATAACTAAATTCTTGTAAACCTCTTTTAGCGTGAAATATAACATCAGTTCTTTTGACATTAGGAACTAATTTACCTTCACCAACGTAAGCAACTAAATAGTTATTAACTATATCATTTATACTTACGTATTCATAACTACCGTAGTTGTTTTCTATAGCAGCTTGTTTTAACTGTATCATAAACCAAGTGCCAGAAGCTATTGGCGTACCTGTACTTATAGTGTTATTTAAAGAGTTAAAAGTAGCTGTATAGTTTGCGTTAGCTAATGTGTTATAAGGTGTCCATGTAACACCTAAGTCTGCGCTTTGGTATAACTCACAGTTGTTTAAAGAATAGCTTGTGTTTGTAGGGTTGTTTGTAGTGAATATTAACTCAGTATCAAACGTGCTAATAAAATTTCGTGTATTAGCGTTCTGAGTAAACAGTTGAGTTCCTCCGTAATATTGTAAATTGTTTTCTGTAAGTAGTCCCATTTATTAGCTTTTTTCATTTAAATCATCACCTTGTACTTTTTGTGCAGCTATTTGCACTAAGTTTGGATCTTCTATAATAACACCAGCGTACATTAATATCTTCAATATAAGTTCTGTTTGCTCTGATGGATGTAATTCAAATTGAGTTGATGAGGGTTCGTAATAATTATACTGACCTAAAGCACCTGATACATAACCCCAAACAGGGTTACTAGGTTTTTTTATATAAGAAACTTGCACGCTGTTAACTATAGATGTAGGGTATATGTAAATTTTTTGATCTTCATACAAACAAACAGGTTGAGACGTTGTAGGAGCAACTAATGGTGCTTTTTTTATTAAGTACCATTCGTTTCTGTCTATCATCTGAACTTCTGTAGTATCGTTATATATCACTGTTCCAATTCTATAAAAATCCATAGAGTAAGCCTGAAAAACCATAGCTCCCGCGGGTGAATTTGTAAAAACAAATTGAGTTCCAGTTCCGCTAGTTGTAAACGTGTAGTTATATACTTCTGTTCCACCAGCAGTAACTCTCCATTTCGTATCAAAATTAGAGTTATTATTACTAGTAAAACCTGCTACAGTATAACTATTAGATCCATTGTTTGCTTCGTTTTCTACAAAATAAGGAGAATTGTCAGCATAAGGAAGTGTAAAGTATGATCCACTTGTATTGTAGTTAGCAGATCCAATTTTTTTAAAAATGTCAATTTTTTCGTCTATATTTTTAACTCTATTAGCATACTCTGTATCATTTTGAGGAACGCGATATTGTTGATTTAAATCACTAGCGTAATTTTCAAACATATTAAGTTGCACTTGAGCACCGACTTTATTAAACTCGTCAGGCGTCATGTAACCTCTTTGCTGTTGGTTAAGTATTAATAAAACTGTTTTATAAACAGTATCTACGTTTATTGCCATTTGTATATTTTTATTATAATATTGGGCCCGATTAAACGGACCCTATATTAGTATTACAGATTAAGAGAGTTTTTTCTCTATAGTTTTAAAAACTTCTAAACCTTCGTCTGTTTTAAACCAAGCAGCTAAAGCTGAATATGGATGTTCTTCGAAAGGCACAGTCATAAGTTTACGGCCATTGCTAGCCCATTTGAAATCTCTATTATCACTTGACAAACTTAATATATTAGCTTCTACGGCTTTTATACCAAAGTTTCTTAACTGAACGTTATCATCTTGAGCTAACTCAATAAATAATTGCGGATCGTTTTTAGCAAATAATAGTACATCTCTTTTTATTTCTTTAGAACTCATTTTAGAAACTACAGAGCCTTTTTCTACTCTAAGAATAGCCTCAGCCTCATCAATATCTATATTTTTAGCATGATTTAAAGCTTCTATTTCTAATTCTAAATAATGTAAATCACTTTGAGCTTCTTGTACTGGTGAATGCTCTTGATATCTTGTTCCTTTATATGGATGATATAGTGATAAAAGTTTTTGTAAAGATTGCATTCTTTTTGGAACATGTAGTGTACCGTCTCTAAAAATAATATGCGACATTGTAACTTCACCTTTTTGATCTGCTTCAAATGGAGACATTTGATTAGTGGCGTATCTTATAGCTTTTTGCTCTCCTGTTTCTTCATTAAACCATAATAAAGGATAACGTGCTGAGTGCTTAGAAGGAAGCGTATATGTTAAAGGTTTGTCTGCTCCTGTTAAAAAGTAATTTCTATCTTTTATTTCCCAACCTTGTTCTGGGTTGTTTATTTTTTTTTCTTTTGTTTTTGACATAATATAATATAATTAAATAGTTTATAAAAGTAATAATTACCCCCGTTGATATAACGAGGGTAAGAATTACATAAATATTAAGCAACGAATAACACGAAGTTATTAGCAGCTTGAGTTACTAAACATCTTTCAGATAAGAAAGAAACTTGCATAAAATCTGAAGTTGTAGTAAATGCACCACCAACAGATCCTGTGATCCAAGATTTCATTCTTCTGTCATCTGCTTGAGAAGCTCTATAACGTACATGCAAGAACGGTCTTCTAATGTTTGTACCAAGTAATTGGTCATACACAGTAGTTGTTCCTGCAGGTACTAATACACCATCGATGTTGTCACCGCCAGTGAAGTTTCCAGAACCACCTCTTGTAGAAGCATCATTTAAGTATTTCCATGAAGTTTTATAGAAGTCATAAGAACCTCTTCTGAAACCAGAAAATCCTAAATTCAACGCCATTTCTTCAGAGTTTTCAAATACACCGTAAGATGTACCTCCAGCTCCGTAAGAATTTTGTTGTGCTAACATATTATCAAACTGTAACTCTGTAGCTCTATCTAAGAAAAGCATGTTTTCTTCAATAGCACCTTGAGAATCTAGGTTTTGTAATATAGAATCAAAATCAGTTAACGTTCCACCGTATCCAGCAAGTACATTACCTCTTGATTGTATAGCAGAAAATAAACCTTGAGTTCCTTTAGCAGCAACTGTAGGGTTAGCACCACCAAATCCAGGTATTGCAGCTTGATTAACAACAAAACCAGAACCAGCCGTAGCTAATTGACCTTCAACCATACTCATTTCTAAGTAATCTTCAAATCTTAATCTAGTTTCACCTTCAGCTTTCAAGTACCATAAAAATCCTGATGTTCCGTCTTCAGCAGCAACTTCAACCCAACCGATTTGAGCAGTATCAGATCCATTAATTTGATAATTGGATTTAATAATGATAGGTGAGTTAGCATATTGCGTAAAAGAAGGAGTGATGTTCTCAGTAGAACCAGCAGTACCTTTAGCAAATTCAGAACCATATACAAATAGTTTTAGTCCAGTAGCTGATAAACCAGCAAGGTTAGCAGCAACGTAAGGATAAACTGTAGCAGTTTGGTTCCCTGTTTGAGCAGCACCATTTCCTACGATAGCATGTACAGTAGCAGATGGATTAGCTGGATCCATAATTACAACAGTCATGTTAGGTGCTAATACGTTTGCAACGCCAGCAGGTAACGTGATTGTTTGATTTTGATTACAAGCAACGTTATCATACGCGATGTGTAATCTATTTTGTTCAGACCAAATTACTTGATCAGAAGTCATTGGCATTTCAGCACCAACCATTCTTAAGAAACCAGAGATAGTACGGTTACCGTATCTTTCTACTTCAGCTTCATAAATTTCAGGAAGGTATTGTTGTGCGAATGTTCCTCCACCAGCAGCGCCGTTGAAGTTTAAGTAGTTGTTAGCCAAAGTCTGTTGTGACTGTGAAGGCACTAAACTACCAAATTGAGGAGTTAATATTCCCATAATTGTTAATTTTAATTGTTAAATTTACGTGTTTTTATTTTAAGTCCACGAGAATCAGAACCACTAACAGCTTTTACTTTAAACCCTCCAACAAAAACATCTCCTGTAGGTTGTGGCCTAGATTCGTTACTAATGTTTTTAGATTTAGACACCACATCTTTAACAGCGTCGGCCTTGCCTTGCTCATAAAAATGTTGCGCTATAGTATCAGCGTTTCTAGCAGCGTATATTGCTTTATGATATCCTTCATGGTCTTTAACTGCTCCGTCATTATCCAAAAACTTTTGAACAAACGTAGAAATATTTGACTGGGATTCAGCAACTTCATTTGGATTTTTAACATTATATCTAAAATTTTTATCTCCAACTTTGAAATCAAAACCTTTGAAATCATCGGAGAGGTATTCTTTAGTTTTAGTTTTAAAGTCCTCGTGTTGTTGTGAAGCAATTTGCTGATCTTCGTTATATCGATTAAAAAAATCCATAGCTTTTTTCTGTTCTTGGGTAACGCCCGGTCTCAACTTGATTTCGTCGTAATATTTACCTTTTAAATCTTCTAAATAACTATGAGCTTTTGCAACCTCTTCTTTGAAAGCAAGTTTTTTCTTTCGGACGTCTCGCTCATCGTCCACTTCTTCATCATATTCAAAATTATCTTCCATGATGAAACCTATTTCCTCATCATTAAGATGTGGTTTAGCTTTTTTATAATATTCTTTTAGCAAAGCGCTACCGTCTACACTAGAATAGTCAGCGTTTAATCTAACATAATCTTCTACGGTGCCACCTGTATCTTCCATAAAATCAACAAGTTTTTCTATATTTTCAGGTAATTTTTTACCTAAAACTTTTTCATCTCTTATTGCTTCTTTTACTTCTGCCTTTACTTGTTTAACTTCTTTTTCGTCTATTTCTTGGATTTGTTTAAACTCTTCAGTAGCTTCGCTGGACTCATGTATTTGTTTGTCCATTTTAACGCTATCTCCGGTTTGTTCTTCCACAACCATTTCCTTTGTTTCTCCGATTTGAACGGCATCTTCTTTTGGTTTTTTTGTTAAATCTACTTTTGTAACAGTAGATGGTTCATTTTTTGTTGTTGATCCTGTTTTTAAATCAACTTTGTAATCTGCTTTTGTTTCTGTTTTAACCTCACCACTTTTTTCAATAGGGTTTTCAGCTATAACTTCATCGTTTGTTTTTGTTTCTGACATAATATAATAATATAAAATTAATAAATAATACTACTTAAAGACCAAAGCCATTTAAGTTTATTCCACCCAGACTATCATTACCTGATTCAAAATCTACAGGGCCTGAGTCATTGTTTCTTTGTGCAATCATTTCACTTTGTTGTGTTGCTTGCATTTTTGTTCTTTTATCTTTACGATCTTCTATTTCTGTTTCCTTAGCGCTCATATATCCTTTTTCCATTTGAGCTAATTGTTTTTGGTATTGAAACTCTATCTCCATTAACTCTTTTTTTATTTGAGCTTCTTTTTCAATTTTTTGTATTTCAAAACCAGCTTTACCTTGTTCAATTTGTAATTTTGAAGCTGCCATAGCCTCATGCTTTTGAACTTCATATAAAGCAGATGCCTCTTGAGCCTGTATATTAGCTTGTGATTGAGCAGCTATATTTTGTTGCGCAATCTCTTGATCCATTTTTTGTTTAGCTTTACGTTTAACTTTTAGCATTTGATTAGCTAATTTCAAGTTTTTAATTTGTCTTATATCAATAGCATCTTCTAAAAATATTTGACCTGACTGTAAAGCTACTTGTATATTTTCTTCTAATTTAGCTATTTCTTCATCGTCTGGCTCTAGTTCAAGATATATACCAAATTCAAACAAGTTTAAATTAGACATTTCTTCTAACGTACCTACGTTAAAATTACTAACAGATTTCTTTAAAGTATCTGCTAACAAATCAAACTCTAACATATCAGCTATTCTAAGTGATACGTTTTCTGCTGCTTTTACAGTTAAGTACAAACATGCTTGTAATATATGACGTGTAGCTGTATTGCTATTAGCTGCGGCCATTTTTTGTATACCAACTAAAGCATCTTTATCAGGTGTGCTACCATCTCTAGCTTCATTTAGTCCTGTGACGTCACGTATCATCTGAAGATAGTATTGATATGTACCTATAAGTGATTGTATTTTACCATTAGCGCTTGAGGTTTGAAGTTCTTGAATTGGCACTTTACATCTATTAGGGTCACCATCTTGTGTTAAAGATCTACCAACAATAGAACCTGTTTGGAAATACATGTTAAGCGCTTCTTGAGGATTGTAATTTGTGCCATTTCCTAAATCAACTTCAGCTAAACCATCAACATCTACAAACACACCATCAGGAACCATTCTTGCTATAACTTGTTGTAGTTTTAAATGCGTTAATTGAATCATATCAGCAAAACCTGTTATTCTACCTACTAAAGACTCTATACGTCCTCTATACATTCTAGGAGCACATATTTGATAATTCATATTTACCTTGGTCATGTTAGAAAAAGGTCTTGTCATGTTCTGTGAAACTTCCCATGACAACATGTTATCAATACCTAGCACTTTAGCTCCACTATATAAGACTTCTATAGATCTTGATACTCTTTCAAAGTTGTCATTAGGTGGAGGGTTAAAAAAATCTGTTTTTTCTAAAGCTTTTTCTAAACCTTGATCTGTGTATTTAATTTTAAATACTTGATTACTATAGGTTTTATATTCAAAAAACAAAACAGCAACCATATCTGGAGACTCATTCCAGTTCCTAAGATAATTTTGAGTGCCTGGAAATTTTTCAATTCTTTTTAATTCATCAGGTGTTAATTCTGGGAATTGTTTTTGTAAGTCAGACAAATGTATCATTTTAACCTCACCTACATAATAAAGATCTTGAAAATTAGGATCATCAGTATAAGAATATACTAAATTAGCTGGATCAACATACTCTACAGTTATACCGTTGGATCTATTAAAATTAGTTTTTACAGCTCCAATACCTAACACAACTAAATCTTGTAACATTCTTTTTTTAGTCTGTATGTATTTATTTTGAGCCATCACGTTTGATATAGCTTCTTCTTCTGCTATTTCAATTGACTGCTTGTAACTAAGCTGCATGTGTAAACTTAACTCTTCTTTGTTTTCAGGTAAATTTTCAGGAGAGGAAGTAGACCATAGATTCATACCGATCTCTTTCTCTGCTTTTTGTAAAAATGATCTAGCTTGTATATCTCTTAATAAACCTTCAGCGTAATTAGTTCTTTTCTTTTGAGATTCTGGATCTTGAGCATAAGCTTTTACATCATAGTCTCTTTGAGACATGCCATTTACAACTATATCAACAAACTTAGGTATAATAGGTACAGGTTTCCAATCTAAATTAAGATAAGATAAATCGCCGTTAATAGATAATTCATCTTTGTATTTTTGTATAGACTGTTCTCCTCTAGAGTATAATCTTAAATTATGGAAATTAGCAAAATTCATAGAGAACCTATCACCGCCTCTATTACTTCTGAACCACTCATACTCTATAGCTCTACCTACACGAGTACCGTACTCTAAGCTCATTTTCTCTGCATCAGGTACTACCTGACTAGGAAAACCACTGTTATAATTACCTTGAATCATTTATTTTATTATTTTAGAAAAATCTCCTTTATTGTTATATTTTGAAAAACCTAAAGAAACTTTTTCTCTAATTATTTCATTTATTGGTCTATATTTATTTTTATTACATGCCATAATAGCAAGTCCCGAGCTAATAGAGGCATCATGCTTGGTTCTATTATTTATATCAAATTGAGCCCAGTCTTCTAGCGTTCTTTGAAAATACATGCTACCAAATCTTTCACCTAAATCACCAACGTAATCTTCTATGTAAGTTTCTATAGCAGCAGCGTGAGCTTGCTTAATATCTTCGCTTGAATTAGGTATACCACCTATTTCTCTTTCTGTTATTGATAACTTTATTTTATCTGGTCTATTCATAGAAAAATTTCTATAACCTCTACGTTTTAAATAGTATAATAATCTAGGTTTATTGTTTTCTGCTAGTATTGGCATACCGTAAAAATGCAAAGCCATTAAAACATCTTCAAAAAACATTTCAGCAGTTTGTGGTCTAGCTATATATTCTAAAAAAAAGTTATTAGAAGGCGCTTCGTCCATGCTAAATTTAGTTAAACCATGTAAAGATCCGTTAGAACCTTTACCGTCTACTGTACCTGATATATCATAGCTATCACAACCAAAAGCTCCTATGTGCTCGTTGGCAGGGTATTTCATGTTATGCTTTACAAATATTTGGTTTTGTAAATGAACAGGTGGAACCCATGATACTTTAAATCTACCGTTTTTGTTTGGCACAAATATAACTTTAGTATCTTGAACTCCATCTTCCCAATGAAAACTACCAGTTGTAACAACTGAATTTCTTTCTAGGTCTTCATTATAATCTATTTGTTGATAAATCTTGGTTAAATTAAATAAAGACATTTTAGACTCGTCTCTAAAAGCGTGTTTTGTTGTACGCGGAAACTGTCTATAGAATTCATTTAATCCATCTTGATCTTGCTTAAGACCTTCTACCTCATTCTCCCAGTATTCAATAACCCCAATTTTGATTGGTGTTCCATGAGGTCCATACACTTTTTTTGATGGCGTGTCGAAGACAGGGTAGCCATAAGAATCAATGTATCCCTCGTAATTCCATTCCATAGGAATGAACAAAGAATAGAGTCCTGAACGTGTTTGTCCATTAGCGTTTCTTTTTGTAACGTCTGAGTCATCGTATAGTTTTTTAAAATTTCTACCACCTTTATCTAAAGCATTTGACGTACTTCCCATCATACACTTACCTATAATTCTAGAACCTAACCTTAATGTTGTCTTGGTAACACGCCAGTTATTTTGTATATCATTAGGTCTTTCCCATTTACCACTTTCATCATGCACTAACAATCTCAGTTTCTCACCATCATAAGCATTGTCTCCAGTGTTTTTCCAATCAATAGTTGTGTCAAGTCCAGTAAGTTCTTCGTTTTTTTCTGTAGACACTATAGACCTTCTTGTAAACTTAGAAGCTGGCACACGATATGCTAATTCTGTCTTTGGTCTATCCATACCATCTTGTATTGGTTTGAAAAAGAAAGGATAGTTAACTGATATTGGCACTACCTTATCTGTAAACATTTTTTTAGCATCAGCACCTGACTTTGATAATATACCAAAACGCGCATCAGTTGATATTGTAGCCATGTTAACAGTTTCTCCAGACGCCATAAATGAAAATCCAGATCGTCTGTTTTTTAAATAACACATGCCATAACTTCTGTCGTCTGCTCTGCAAGCTTCCCAAAATATAAAAAATAATCTATTTGATTCTCTAAAATCTGGCTGACCAACATCAATTTTTGACCACTGTAAATACATGTAATGAGTACCTGTTAAATATATAGGTTTATCTTTATTTATATACCAAAAACCTTCTTCACGTCTTTTGAACTCAAGATCAATATAATCATACCATTTTTCTTTAAACTCTTCCGGATATTCTCTCCAATCAAAAACTGTTTTTATTCTACTTAATACTTTAGGATAATCAAATCTAGTCCATCTATTTTTTTCAAACTTATAAACGTTTTCTGCTAAAGGTAAAGCTATTTTAAGATTTTGTATTTCATAAATCTCTCCAATTTTACCTGTCCTAGATATAACAACCATATCATGATCTTCATTATATCCGTATTCCCATTTACTATACCTATTCATTCTTTTAAGAACTTTAGGCTTAACATGATCAGGTAGTACTTTATATAAATTTTGTTTATACATTATTTAGACCTCCCTTCAGCAAAACCACGAAACGTAGTTTCTTTTTTAACTTCTTTAGGTTTTTCATCAAGCATATCTTGCTCTTCTTTAATTCTAGTTAAAATTTCAAAAGCATCAAATATAGCTAACTTTTTTGTAGCAGCTGCATTTTTAAGTCTATCAGCAGTGATATCATCTTCGCCGTCAACAATAGGTTCTTTAGCTACTTTTATTAATTCATCTACGGCTACTTGCCCAGCTAGAATTATATTTAATTTGGTCTTCTTTGTGTTCATATTTAATTACAATATCATTAGATTTCATACAGTATAACAACTCTCCATCGATAGCAAACTCCCATTCTCTTTTTGGCCTAAAGCCTACAGTGTCTCCTGGGTTAATTCCTAGCGCTTCTAAGGAGCTATTACCTATTTTTAATATACCAATAAGCTTTTTAGTTTTATCAGTGCTAAATTTGTCATTATTTTTTATTGGTTGAACAAAGCAACTATCATTAAATGACTTCCATTTGTTGTCTTTTTTATATAAAAAAACTTGATCTGGTTGAGCAAAATACAAATTATCTTTAAAATATTTAGCACTATTACGTTCATTACCTTTTATATCATACCATCTTCTAAATATATTATGATGAACAATTATAACATCACCTACATTTATAAATGTTTTATAAGCCAAAGGCGTAGAAACAACAATAGCTTTTCTACTAATGTTAACAAAATCATCAATTTTAGTGTTAACTATTAAAGATTTATTACCTACTTTTATTTCATTGTCGTACCTTTTATTGTAAGGTTTGACTATAAAATTAAATACACTCTTCATTTAATATTGTAAATCGTATTCTACTGATATAGCCATGTTAGAATTAAATTTTTTCCATGGTAATATTTCTGAATTTTTTTTAATAAAAATATTATAAGATTTGTCTTGCTCGTCTAATAGTATATGAGAAATTTCATGCCCACCGTATACTTGTTGACCAACAGAATAATGCATCGCGTCATTTTTATAATCTGACCCGATGCTTATCTTTCTAATATTACTTCTTGTCATCTTCTGGAATCTCTGAGATTTCTCCAGTTTTTAAGTCGACTTGTACTTTACCAAATTCTTTTTCTAGTTCTGATTTAAAGTCTTCAATAAGAGTATTGTTTGCTTTAAACTGCTCTAAAAAATTAATTTTTTGAATTTCAAACGATCCTAGTTGTATTACAACTTCGTTTTGTTTTGCTGTTAGTTCCTGAATTGTTTTTAATTGTTCTTCAGAAATCATTTGTTTAGCTTCTTCTGCCATGTTGATTTAATTTAAATTGTTATTAATTAATTGTTATTTATATAATTACACGTTTTAAGTGCACTTTACTTAAGATTCTAATGTCTTAATTCTTCTTTCTAATTCTTCGTTTTTAATAGTTAAGTCTTTTATTGCCTTCATCATATAAGGAACCATTTCCATTGGATGAAAACCATATGTAGCTTTTTCGTCGTTTCCATTTAATTGATATGCCTCTGGGAAATTATCTTTTTCATACTGAGCAATAAATCCTCTTTCTTTTACAGCGCCCTTGTCTCCAATAGCAACTTTAAAATCAAAACGCTTAGGTTGTAATGCTTTAAATTTATCTAATACATTTTCGTCCCAAGTAGTTATATTCTTTTTAGTTCTAATATCTGAGTTAGTAGTAGAGAAAGTTACTGAAGTGTTACTACTATTGTAACCTATGTAACCTATTATATTAGAAGTACTACCTCTAAAAAACTGCATATATCTACCATACAAAGCACCGTAGTTAATCATCTGGAACATACCTGCTCCTTGGCCTGTGTTAGTATTTTGAAATCTTCCTACGCCATCAAAATAAGAACCACCAGTATCACTAACTGATATAACTATACCTTGTGCGCCACTAGGAGAAGATGATCCATATCTAAAACCATAACTACTTCCTGTGCTTGTTCCAGCTGATCCAAAACCAATATACCCATATGCTCCAACACCAGTGCTATTAGTTGAAAACTTTTGTACATTATTATTATATAAACCTACCGCGCCATCATCCTGACAAAGAATACTGTTTTCACCAGACTTAGCTTGTATGTATATATTACTACCGTCATCGTTATCAACATTGTTTCTTATATACAAATGACCTGTATCATTATCTATATAACTAACACCGCTCGCGTGATATAATTCTAAATCTTGACTATTACCAAGTTGTAATTTATCACTATCTTGTACAGTAATGTTACCTTCACATATTAACGTTCCACCAACTGTTGTCGTGCCTGTTACCATTACGTCTCCAGCAACACTTATGTCTTCTGTTGTAGAAAGACTACCTGTTACAGCAACACCTGCGCTTGTGGTTTCAAGTTTTTTAGCACCACCATAATACAACTCAACTTGTGCACCATCAACGGCTCTAATCATTGAAGCATTATTTGCTGCAACATTTAAATCAAAATTTTGTGCAAGTATTTTTAATGAGCCAGTACCCTGGTCAGATATATAACTATTACTTCCATCGTGGTATATTTGAAGGTCTGGTGAAGCATAATCTCCAAACTTTGCTTTAATACCATCTACAAAGTGAATGTCTTTCCAAGCAATAGATTGCGTGTGACTACCATCTAATTGTAAATATGTTGTTACTCCACCTGATCCATCGTCTGACTTAAATATTATGTCTTTGTCATCTGCTAAATTTTCAACTATCAAATCTCCAGTATAGTTTTGAATATAACTTGAATTATTACCAGAGGAATGTTGTATTCTTAAATCGCTTCCAGTTCCAAATTTTACAACTACATCATCATTATGTAATGTGTCTTTTAA